AGACGCATACATAATATATGAGTACTGGAACGATGTTGAGTGCAGCGCGTTTCGGTTAAAATCAGGTGACAATATCGACCTTATGTCACCGTATCAAATGTTTGTTACTGATCCGCAAAGTGGAGATATGACGGAAACATATAAGCATGGAATTGGTGAAGTTCCATTCTTCCCATTCTTCAACAACAACATAGATACCGATGATCTGGTAAATATTAAGCCGCTGATTGATTCCTATTGCAAGGTATTCAGCGGTTTTGTTAATGACTTGGAGGATATTCAAGAGGTTATATTTGTGTTAACCAATTATGGCGGTGCGGATCTTGGGGCATTTTTGAGTGATCTTAAAAACTACAAGGCCATTCAGGTTGAAAGCGGTGGAGCAGATGACAAATCGGGGGTTTCGACTCTTACCATAGAATTGCCGGTAGAGGCCAGGGAGAAGTTACTTGCGACTACACGAAAGTGCATTTTTGAGCAGGGGCAGGGAATAGACCCTGATCCGCAGAACTTTGGAAACAGCTCTGGTGTCGCATTGAATTTCCTGTACTCTTTACTGGAGCTTAAAGCCGGGCTGCAGGAATCAGAATTTAAGCTTGCATTTGGGCGCTTTATTCGCTGCGTGTGTCGCCTTCAGAATATTCCAATTAAGGAAGATACAATTATCCAGACGTGGACCAGAACCAGCGTTAAGAATGACACAGAGCTTGCGGACATTGCAGAAAAGAGTATGGGTGTCATTTCACGTGCGACAATCGTGGCTCACCACCCGTGGGTGGAGGATTCAGAGGCAGAAATGGAAGCCATAAAGGAAGAAGAAGGGGAGCACGAGGAACAGAGTAAAACGGTCACCGATATGCTAACCGAAAACGGTGCCCCCGGCCTTGAAGGAGATGATGATTGATGTCTTATTGGGAAGATCGGCAGATAGCCCGGTATAAGGCCGGGGAGAAGGTTATCAATCAGTATTACAAGGATTTGGAAAAAGCATTTATCCAGGCAAAGAAAGAGATACAGCAGGTCATAGACATG